GAATACCAGCTCAAAGTGGCCAATCCTGATCTAGGGCCATCTGGAGTCCTGGAAATCCAGGAGCCCATCGAAACACCTGAAGCACTTATCAATGAACCCCAGGTCCGTAAGTCGGGCCGACCCCGTAAATAGGAGAAGTCATGGCCGCTTATACTGGCGTTATCGATTGTTCGGGTAGCCCCAACTACCCTGTCGTCACCGCTGCCGCTCGTTACCTTGTGGATACCGCCGGTCGAATCGGCGGTGTCGGTGGTCGAGCTGTGAACGAAGGCGACGTGCTCACCACGACCGGCGCCGTTGCCGAGGGCACCCACGGAGCCGTTGGCTCCAATTGGACCCTGGTTCCCGCCACCCACCTCACCGAACTCGCCGCCGAAGTGTCCAAGGTGAACTTGGCCCAGGCCGTCATCGAAGATTTCGGCATCATCAGCACCAGTGTGCCTCGCTGCGGCGTGGCCGCTATCACGTCGGGCACTTTGGTCGTGGCTACGGCTGCGGCCAAGACAGCTTCCTTGATCTTCTTGACGCCCCTTACCACGGGCTTGACGGTTCCGGCCTTCGTGTCGGACATCGTGGACGGGACCAGCTTCAAGATCAATGCGGCTCTCACAGGCAACGTGGCCTGGTTGATCGTGAACCCAAGCTAACAGATAATTTGCACGCCACCCTTCGGCCCGCTTAGACTAGGGGCTGAAGGGCACACTTTCGTATGCTCAGCCCTCGGTGCAACCCCATGGTTATTCCTCCTCGCCTTTTAGCTTGCCCTATATGTGGGGCCATGTGCGAGATCACATCCAACTACATTGGGCGTGGGGATGATGGTGAATACACAAGGTATATGCTTAAATGCACAAGCTGTGGGCACACTGGAGAATATCGGGAATACAAATACAAGTGGGGGCCACATGACGCATCGTAGGCCAACACCTAATGAAGTAGGATGGCTAGTAACCTTACTGGTTTTCTGTCTATTAACCTGCGTCCAGTTATTGTATCGGGGATACAAATGAACCCGTCCGTGTTTGACCATGTTCCAGTGCAAATTGTCGCAGTAATCTTGGGTGTGTTTCTTACTGGACTTGTTGGCATAATGGTCCGGCTACACAATCAAGTAGACCAGCAATCTACTCGGCTAGCAGCAATAGAGGCAGAACTGCTCAATAGCAGCAATGCCAGAGAAGCTGAAAAAGAAAGAGTCCAGGATCTGTGGGAACGAGTTGATAGGCATATATACAATATGGAAAGCAGACTAGAATCTCAGATCAAAGAAATGTCGATAGACGTAAAATCCTTGGTGAAGGACATGCACTCTGAGTTCTTGCGGTGTCCCAATCACAGAGCCCATGGGGCAGGGGGTTTCTGATGGCATTCAAAGTAGAAGATGGCACCGGGCTTGTGGACTCCACGAGTTACGTTTCCGTGGCAGAAGCCGATGCCTATTTCGTGGATCGAGTGAATGCGACCTGGGCAGCCTTGGCCAATTCAGCCAAGCAAGTGGCCTTGATCAAAGCCACGGACTACATCGACGGCATGTTCCGGTTCATCGGCACCAAATACACGCAGGCCCAGGCGCTCCAATGGCCCAGGTCTTCGGCCTATGACCCGGATGGCGTGATTATCACGGGCCTGCCGATTGAGCTGAAGAAGGCCTGCTACGAATATGCGCTTCGGGCCTCGGCGGCAGAGCTGTCCCCAGATCCAACGTACCAGGACAGTGGGTCCATCTTGACCATGGCCAAGGATCAGGTCGGCCTTGTATCCGAAGAACGAAGATACGCAACCTACCAGCCCAACACCATTCGAGCCTATCCTATGGCCGATGCCATGCTTAGGTACTTGACCATGCCTCGTGGGGAGATTTTCCGTGGCTGATTCCGCAGATATCTTAGGAGGCTCTCGTGGCTGAATACACTAGCCTCGTAGCCACTGCCCTTCGTCTGATCGTGAAGAAGGGTAGGCCCATCACCGTGTTCCGGGAAACAGTCCTGGTGGCCGATGCCACAGCGCCGTGGAGCGCCGTGGAGGGGAGTAAGACATCTTTCACAACCTCGGGCGTGTTTCAGGACCCCAGGAACAGTGAAAAGAACTTCGACTTCGCGTTGAAGGTCCAACCTGGAACGGATGTTGAGCGAGTTGATTGGCATATTTACGTCCCCGCCACCGGCGCTACGTTTGACCCCCAGCCGGGCGATACTGTACTGGACGGCTCGGACACCTACCGGGTCGTGACGTGCAGCCCCATCAAGCCCGGGCTCGAAACCATCCTCTACATCCTGCAAGTTCAATACTGAGGCCATCATGCCCGTCATCAAGTCAGTAGCCGACATGGAAAAGTTCGCTAAGGACTTTGAAGCGGCGTTGGCCCGGGTGTCCGTAGAGGCCACGACTATGCTGACTCGGGAGATCATGGCCAAAACCCCAGTGGACACGTCCAGATTGATTTCAAACTGGCAAGTGACCTTTGGGGCTCCGGCCACGGGCGAAGTTCAAGGGGCTTGGCTGGACTCCGGTTCTTGGGCTGTGAAATCAAACGTGATGGCTCAAGTGCTTGGAACGATCAGGCAGTTCTCGGGCGGCTCCGCGAACATCTACGTAACAAACAACGTGCCCTACGGTTACGCCGTGGAGTTCTACGGCGGCTCCATCTACGCGAACGGAGCCACCGGGGGTAGACCCCGGGCCATGGTTCGCGGGGCATTGCCTTTCTGGAGCAAGTTCGTTGATGAGGCTGCGGCCAAGGTGCGCCTATGATCGCCACATTCTCCTGTTCGGCCACAGTCACCGGTGCGCTCAAGCCCCGGACTGTGTTTCGGGACATCGAGCACGCCCTCAATGCCTTGATACTCACCGCCGCTGGCTCTACTCCTTTGGCCTGGGAAAACATGCGCTACGAGCCAGTGATTGGCACTTCCTATATCCAAGTTTTCCATGACCCCCTGCGGACCACTCCCGAGTCTCTCGGCTACGCAGGATTCACGGCTCATCGAGGACTCACCCAGCTCAACGTACACACGCCCGTTGAACGGGGGACTAAGGCCGCCGTGGCTCTGGCCGACCAGCTCACGGGCGTGATCCGTCGAGGAATTGTTGCCACCTACAATGGAGTTCCTGTTAGGATCCTAGGCCTAAGCCTCGGGCCCACAGACATACAAAAGGCTTGGGCAATCCTGCCCGTCACTATAAACTGGCACTGCTACACGCCCGACTAGGGCACGGAGGATACCATGGCAATTCTTTCTGGCTCTCGATTCGGCCTTCGGATGGTGAAGGAGGTTACCTTCGGCACGGTGCCTTCCACCTCATTCAGCACGGTGAGGTTGACGGACACGGACCTCAACCTGAAGTTCGATACCCTGCGCTCCAATGAGATCCGCAGTGATCGACAGATCGCGTCGTTCCGCCACGGCATGAAGTCTATTGAAGGTTCCATCGGTGTGGAACTGGCGGTGGGTGCCCACAATGATCTCTGGTCTGGTGCCCTCGCGGCTGCGTGGACTGGCACCACAGGCGCCTATGTCCTGAAGACCGGCACAACCCTGAACACCTATTCCTTTGAGCGCGCATTCTCGGACGGTCCTCAGTTCGACGTGTTCATGGGCTGCGCGGTCAACGGCGTGGACATCAGCATTACCCCTGACAAGATGGCTACGGCCAAGTTCTCCGTCATCGGGCAGAATTCCGCCGCCATGCAAGGAACCACTTACGCGGCGGGCGGAGTGATTGCCGCTGGCACAGCTCAGCCGTGCGACTCCTTCACCGGCAGCTTGACGGAGGGCGGCTCTCCCGTGGCCGTGGTTACGGCAATCGAGATCAAGCTGGCCAATGGTCGCAAGACCGAGGGAGTGGTCGGCAGTCGCGTGACCCCCGCCATTTTCGAGGGCACCTGCGACGTGACGGGAACTGTTACCGCGCTGTTCGAGAGTGCCACCCTGTACAACAAGTTCGTGAATGAAACTGAATCCGCCATCGTTGTGAATCTGACGGATGGCAGTACGGGCACGATGTCCTTCACTCTACCCAAGGTTAAGTACGGCACGGGCGACTTCAATATCCCGAAGGAAGGCCCCATCACCGTGAAGATGGACTTCCAGGCGCTGTACGACACGGGCACCTCTTCAACTTTGACCATCAACTCCAACCATGCCTAGGAGGCACAACATGGATCTTAGTTCTCTTTTCGCTTCGGATACGGCAGAGGTCACCATCAAGCACCCCAAGACCGGGGAGCCTCTGGACATGGTGGTTACGGTGGCGGGCAACGCCTCCGAGGAGTACCGAAAGGTAAGGACTGAACTTGCCAAGCGCAGGATCGAAAGCACCCGCAGTATTACGGTAGAGGAGCTTGAAACTTCCGCCATGCGGTTGCTTGTGGCCTGCGTCAAGGGTTGGAAGGGCATTCAAATGGCTGGCGTGGACTATCCGTATTCTGCGGCCAACGCCAAAGAACTCTTGTCCAACCCCGGTTACTTCTGGCTCAAAGAACAAATTGAAACCGCAGTGGGGGACGTTGCAAATTTTATTCAAGGATAATAGCAGCGGTATCAGAACATCTAGCCGCTGAGATTGTCCTTAACAGAAAAGAAGGAGCCGTTACCCGCAGAGAATCGCTTATGCAAGCGTTCAAACAAACGGGCACATGGTACGAAGAGTTAAACACACCCCCGATACCTTACGAGATTGAGCAGGAGTGGTTATGGTTCTTGGACCTTACTACCAGGCGACCTCAAGGGTTCTCGGGGGTTTGTGCTATCCCCTTCAGCGAGTATCTGGCATGGATGGAGTATAGCGGACACAAGCCCAACCTGCTTCAGAAGAAGCTACTAATGTCGATGGATGATGTTCTGGTTGAACTATTGGGCAAGGAAGCTGATAGGGATGCTAAATAGCAGGCTAGTAATACAGAAGGTGGCAGTATGGCCGAATTAGGGAATCTTTCCATTGTAGTGGATCTTAGCGGCCTTATGCGGGCCACTGCCGCCGTTAATAGTTTCTCTGCGTTGGTAGCCAAGATGGCCAATGAAGTAGAACAGTTGAGAGGTAAAAAAGGCCCTTCTGATTTGTCTTTGACTATAGATGCAATGGCGCAGTCTGTTAGAAAAGCTGACGCTGACTTAGTTAAGATGATGAATACCTTGAACCGTAACGCTGGCAAAGGGTTGGACGCCAACGCCAAAGCGGCAGATGCAATGGCTCAGTCTGTTAGAAAAGCGGACGCTGACTTAGTTAAAATGATGAACACCTTGAATCGTAACGCTGGCAAAGGGTTGGATGCCCAAAGTAGAGCTGCGGAGGCTCTTGCTATCAAGATAGGTAAAGCTGAAGCTGCGGCTCATCGCATGAACAAAGCCATGGACGAAAAGAAATCCTCGGCCAAGCCCGCAGCCGGTGGAGGTGGCTGGCTCGACGGACTCATGGACGTTAAGAACCGCGCCGGAGTGGCTGTCTCGGCCCAGGGTGGCCTCAATCCTTTCGCCGCCTCCATGGTGACTATGCCACCCCAACTCGCCGCCGTGGCTGTGGCTGCGGGGGTTGCGTTGGGCGGAATCACGGCGCTGGCTGAGGGGGTATTTTCTCTAGGAGCATCAGCGCTTGAAACTGGCATGAAGTTCCAGAGGCTAGCCGCTACTTTGGCAGTGGTGGGAGGCGGTAAGGCTGGAGCGGCCAAGGAATTTGAATACGTGACAGAGATGGCCAATAAATTTGGCATAGGGTTAGAGGCTGCGACCAACAGTTACTCCAAGTTCGCCCTCTCTGCCCAAGTAGCGGGCATGAGCCAGAAGCAAACAAGGAGTATTTTCGAGGCCACGTCCAAATCTATTGTGGCCACGGGTGTGTCCTCTGATGCGGGAGCCAGGGCTTTCTTGGCCTTGGAGCAGGCGTTATCCAAAGGAACCCTGCAAGCGGAAGAAGTGAAGAAGCAGTTTGCTGGTAACTTGCCGGGCGGCTTTGCCATGTTTGCTGAGGCCGCTTACCGGGCGGGTAAAACGGCGGATAGTTCCATCAGCACTTTTATGAAAGCCATGAAGACCGGAACCCTTGAGTCAAAGGCCATCATATTGGAATTAGCCAATGTCATGGAAAACAAGTTTGGATCCGCTTTTGCGGGTGCTTCTGACAATGTGGAGAGAAACATAAACCGAATGAAGAACGCCTGGGACATATTCTTGCTTAAAGTGTCAGAGTTCGGAGTTATGGAGTCCGTGAATGTCATAGTTAGGAGTGTAATTAACATCCTTGGTGGCTTGCAAGACAAAGTGACTGAGTTATTCAATACCGTTGAAGGCAAGATGTTGGTGCAATCTTTCGTGGATTTGGCTGAATCCATTGCAAGGGCCATGGGGGAAGTAGCGAGTTTCTCTCCCGAGGGGGACGCCCTAAAGAAAATAGTGTCCACTTTAGCTGTGACTATTGAGTGGGCGGCTTCTTCTTTGGATCAATTCATTGCCAAATTAAAAGTAATGGCCGCGTGGGCTCCTGTGATAGGCAGTCCTTTAGCTGTGTTGCAATCTTCAGTAAGAGCCAACATAGCCGCTGCAAATAAGCAAATGGCAGAGGCCGATGCTCGGATGGAAGGATTCACGACTAGGACTAAAGCCAGAATACTTTCCATAGATCAACTGGGGGCTAAGGCCCCTAGAATGGGTCTGTCAGCCCAGTTGTCTAGTGGCGCAGTTGAAATGTATTCTGAGGATGACGTTAAAAAAGATACCAAGGCCGCTGAATCCGCAAAGGGAGTAAAAGACATAGGGGTATCCGCCAGCTATTCCAGAGAAGAAGTAAAAAAGCTAGCAGATACAGTATCTGATTTTAGGACTGAAATGGAAAAATTAACTCAAACCGCCGAGGCTAAGACATTAGCAGATGCGTTTGGGACAAAGGCCGCTATATCCGACTTTAACTTTATGTTGTGGCAACTACAGTCCATCCAAAAACAACAAGAAGCCATTGCCTCTGGCACATGGGAACCTACTGACTACAAATCCAAACCAGGATCTTTTGAATTAGGTAATCCCGAACTCGACCGCATGCTGGGTAGAACTAAAGGCCGAGGGGAAGGCTTCACCATAACTGAAGCTGAAGTGGCACTTCAGAATGAGTACATAGGCGGCAGCAGGACTTTGCTCCAATATACTCAAGACCTGATCACGGTTAATCAGAAATTCGGCACAACTATGGGCCAAATGTGGGGGAAAGCTAAGGATGTGATGGCTGACTTCGGGCGTTCTTTCTCCGACACCATGGTGGACTTCGCCTTTGGTTGGGACGATGGCACCATGTCCGCCAGCGATAGGTTCAAGAAGATGGTGGGCGACATGTGCAAGCAGTTGGCCAAGCTGATCTTCTACTACGGGGTGTTGGTGCCTTTGATCAAGGCCGCGTTTGGCGAAAGCTATGGAGGCTTGAGCAAATCAGGTGCTCAGGCGGGTGCTAGCAGCATGACAGGCATAATGAACTCTGTTCCTCCGCAAGCCACGGGAGGATCCGTTACCGCCGGTTCCTCCTACCTCGTCGGCGAGCGAGGCCCCGAGATGTTTGTCCCGGGTCGTTCCGGCGCCATCGCCAACAACAGCCAGCTTACCGGCGGATCTAGCACCCCGCCGATCAATATCAATATCGTGGTCACCCCCACCTCCACGACCACTGAGAAGAAGTCGGGCGGCGACGAGCGGGGCAATGCCTCCAAGCTGGCTCGTCAGCTCGGGGATGCCGTGCGCGGGGTCATCATGGAGGAACTCAGGCCCGGGGGCTTGATCCGGGAAAGTGCCCGATAGCCTTGGAATTTTGAACCCCTGGCCGTGAGGCTGGGGTATTCTTGTCGCAGGAGTCTCGCAGATGACAGCTTTGACCAACACCATGGAAAATAGGATGGTTGACCATCTCCTCCGGGGGCAACCCCTGGTTGTGGGGTCTTCGACTTCGACATGGAGCGCGGCCCCTGATATTTCCGTGGCCCTTTACACCGTGGCCCCCACTGATTCGACTCCAGGCACTGAGGTCGCGGGAGGCAGCTATTCCCGTGTGACGGTGGCCTCGTCCCTGGCAAACTGGTCTGGGACGCAAGGAGTGGGCACCACTGCGGTGTCCTCTGGCACCTCTGGCGAGGTGACAAACAACATAGCAGTGACCTTCCCCGTGCCCACCGCAGACTGGGGAGTTGTCGTAGCTGCGGGGTTGCTCGACAGTGCCGGGGTGCTCTTGGCGTATTCAGCCCTGGGAGCTGTGACCACTATTTTGCTCGGTGACCCGGCCCCAGAATTTGTGGCAGGGACTCTGGTGTTCAAGCTGAGTTAAACCTGCGCAGGGCCTCTAGGGTAGTCCAATGACTGACTTCGATTACGTCCCAGCTACTCG